AATACCTGCAAGGTCAGCCATGGCGATCTGCTCACGCCGGCGATCCGTTTTTTCAATCCCAGCGCTGGTGCGCAAACCGAAACGCGCATTCCATCGGTGGGTGAGCAGTGCCTGTTGCTCAACTATGGCGGTGGCGAAGGCGGCGCGCAGTCGGTGGCCTTGTTTGGGCTCAACAGCAGCCTGTTTCCGCCGGTCTCCAGCGTTGCGTCGTTAACCCGGCGCCGTCATCAGGACGGTACGCAGAGCGACTACGACGACGCCAGCCACACATTCAACTGGGTCAACGGCCCGACCACGTTTAGCGGCTCGCGCGAGCAGATCGAGGCCAGGGTCGGCGCCAGCGGCCTGATCCTCAACGCCCAGGGCATCACCCTGCAAATCGGCGGCACCGCGTTGTTGCTCGACGCCGGCGGCGCCCATTTCAGCGGCCCGGTGGTTGACCACCAAGGGCGTCTCATCAGCCCCCGATAAGGACATCCCATGATCGGTATCGACCGAAACAGCGGGGCAGCCGTCGATGACTGGCTGCAATTCGTGCAGCGCGCCACCCGAGCGCTCACCACTCCTCTGGGCACTCGCCAGAAGCGTCCGTTGTACGGCTCGCGGGTCCCGCAACTGCTGGGCCAGAACCTTGGCGATGATCTGCTGATTCTTGCGCAGAGCCACGCCGCCCAGGCGTTCTACAACGCGCAGAACGGCATCGGCGACTTTCAACCCCAGGTCATCGTCGCCACTCGCCAGGGGGCCGGCTTGTTGCTGCGGTTCTCCGGCACTTGGAAAAACCGCCAACAAACCTTCGAGGTCGTGACATGAGCATGTTGATCCCCGGCCAGAACCAGCTGGCGGAACCGGCCATCATTGCGGTGGACGAGTTCGAACCCTTGCTGGCCGAATTCAAGGCGTTCGTGGTGGACTACGTTGCCACCCGCGCGCCGCAAAGCGCGGCCAAACTCAAGGTCAGCCTCGACAACGAAAGCGAACTGCTGACCCTGGCCCTGGAAGCCTTTTGCGTGCGTCTGCAAACCCATGAGCGCCAATACAACGCCCGCATCAAGCAGATGCTGGCGTGGTGGGCCACCGGCAGCAATCTGGATGCGCGCCTGGCCGATATGGGCCTGGAGCGCCAGGTGCTGGACCCCGGCGACTCCGCCGCATTCCCGCCGGTGCCGCCGACCCTGGAAAGCGACGAGGATGCCCGGTTGCGCTACTACCTCGCTCCCCACGCCCCGGCTGCCGGCTCGCGCATGCAGTACCGCCGCGAAGTGTTCACCCTCGGCGAACGGCCGGCGGTGAATGTGCAGAGCGCGACGCCGGGCGTGGTCACGGTCACGTATACCTTCGACCCGGACGGTTATGCGGTGCGGGTCAAGGATGGCAATGGGCGACGAACCGCACCTGGCGAGGTCATGGTCACCGTCCTGGCGCGGGAGGGCGATGGCACGCCGTCTGCCGACTTGCTGGACGGCGTGCGACGACATTTCGCACGGCCGGATGTCCGTCCGGAAACCGACCTGGTCAGTGTGCAAGGCGCACACATCCTGCCGTACAAAATCCGCGTGGTCGCCAAGATCAATGCCGGACCGGATTCCGGACTCACCCAGGTCGCCGCGCAAAAACTGCTGCAGGCATACGCCGAGTCCTGCCATCGCCTGGAAGGGCGGGTGGACCCGAGCTGGATCGACTATGCCATTCACAGTGCTGGCGCGGCGCAATTGCAGATCCTTGAACCGCTGGAGCCGATTGTCAGCTCGGCGTTCGAGGCTCCGTACTGCACGGGTGTCGAGGTGGAGGTGCGCACGCTATGAGTGACCTCAACGCGAGTTTGTTGCCGGCCAACAGTTCACCGCTGGAAAAGGCGCTGGATTTGGGTTTTGGGGTATTGCTCGACCGGGTCATGCCCCCGTTTCCGGCGCTGATGAACCCGCTGCACACCCCGAGCGAATTTCTTCCTTATCTGGCTGCCGATCGCGGTGTCAGCGAATGGGATGCCGACGCCAGCGAGTCTGAAAAGCGACTCACCGTGGCTCTGTCCTGGCAGATCCAGCGTCAGGCCGGCACCCCCAAGGCGCTGAGCCATGCGGTGGAGTCACTGGGTTTTACCCCCGACATCAGGGCCTGGTATCAGCAGCGACCAAGCGGCACGCCGTATACCTTCGATGTGCAGGCGATCATTGGGCGCAGTTGGTCCAGTGGCGATCACAATCGGCTGATCCGCCGCATCAACGCCGCGAAAAGCGAGCGGGACCAGGCCACGATCACCCTTGTTCACGAGACCGAAGGTCAGCTTGCGCTCACGCAAGTTCTCGATGCTCCGTTAAGCGACGGAGAGTTGTATCTGGACGGCGCGTTGCCGGAGTGGGCGCTGACTGCCCGGCTTAACAGTACCGGGGTGACCCGGCACTACACCATTAACGACTATGACCTCAGGGCGCAGCCATGACAGATGACATCACGCGCCTGGTGCGCTTCACCTCCAAGGGATTGGATGAAGTGCTGCAGGCAAAGAACCAGGGCTTGAAAGGCGAAATCACCCACATCGGCGCCGGCACCGGCCGCTACTCCCCTGACGGCACTGAAGTTGCCTTGCGCGATGAGCGACAGCGGGTTGCCATTGTGGATTACGAAGACCTGGGCGAGCACCAACTCAGGATGGCCGCGCTGTTTGACGGCGATGGCGAGTATGAAATTGGCGAGTTCGGATTTTATCTCGCCAGTGGAACCTTGCTGGCGGTGTATTCCGTGGCTGGGAAATTGCTGACGTATAAAGCGGCGGCGGCGCGAGTGCTGCAGAAGTTTACGTTGGATGTTTCGCCGTTGCCGACGGACAGCGTGACGATTGTGGTGGGGAATGAGAATTTGAATGTGCTATTGACTGATGAGATTGCGGCCTTGTCGGCCGCGAGTATAGACAATATGGCACGCGGCGTAGGGGTTCTATTTCGAGTAATGGAAGTCGAAAAAAAATAAAGCGTTTTTATTGATTTTAAATGACGCTTTCTAAGCGTTTAGGAGCATTAATTTGAGTACTGAGCAGCAACTTTCTGCCGTCGTTAGCGCGGCAAATAACTTGACTAAAGTTGTTACCGGAAAAGTCGGGGAAATTGATAAGGCGATAGCGGATGCCCGCTTGGCGTATGACGCTCAATTGGCAGAGTTGAAAAATAGACTCCCAAGATTAGCGGTCAGTAAGAATTTTAATCTTTCACCCAATGCTGACGGAACACTAATTGAAAATTGGGGGATTCATGCTGAAGTGACGCCCACTAAACTGCGAGCAATAACCCCTGTGTCACAAGCGGCCGGACGCCCCCAAACTGATGTGGATTTCTTGCTTCAGGTGCAGGCAGATGTGCGTGAGAAATATCCAAATTTTGACATCAGGGCGAGCGACTATTGGCGTACGTTTGTATATCTGTGGCAAATGAAGTGGTCGGTGTCAGGAGTTAGTCCTTGGCTCGCGTTCCCTTACACGGTAGATATGGCGCTCGCGAATGGCTCTGGTGCAGTACCGCAGAACTCCTACCTGACCGTAGGCGCATTCGTGCGTCTTTTGGAAGGTAGCGTTTCTGGAGCATGGAGCAATGGCGTTGAAAAGGGCAAGTGGCGTTGGTGTTCCAGTGTTATTTCTCCTACAGAATTGTTTGGAACTTATTACCATCTGCACCCGATGCGCACCTCATCAACTGGCGTTGTTGAGGTAATGCTGGCAGGGGCTTGCACAGGTGTTGTAACCAACCCAGGTGATTGGGGAACGATGTTGGCTCTAGGCTGAGGAGAGAATATGAAACCACTATTTATACCTGCTGAACTTCATCCGATTATCAAGTGGGAAATGGTTCGTAACGCAAGGGATCAAGACTTGTCGGCGAGTGATTATGCAGCAATGCCAGACTATCCGATGCTAGACACCCATAAACTTATATTCGCTGAGTATCGTCAGAAACTGCGTGATATTCCAGATCAGGGAGAAGATCCAGACGCAGTTCTCTGGCCATCCAAACCCGATTTCCTGAAATAACTGATAACCGCGAAAGCGGTTTTTTTTCGCCTCCCCAAAGCCCCTCCCACAGGGGCTTTGGCGTTTATCACCTGGAGAGTTACACCATGCCCACCCGCCAAACCTACACCGTCCTCATCCCATTCCCCATCGGAGGGGGCCACTGGTCCACCGCCGGCGAGGAGCTGGAACTGCTCGACGTCGAAGCATCCGCCCTGCGCACCGCCGGCCGTCTGGAACTGACCAGCGCCCTCAACTCCACCCCCAAGAAGGCTGACTAATCATGGCTGAGGTTTTGAACTTCGAGCACAACGGCATCACCGTCAACGCCACCGAATCCCCCGAGGCCATGGGTGGCCTGGGCGATAACGTGATCGGCCTGGTCGGCACCGCGCCGAACGCCCATGCGTCGATTCCAAAAAACGCGCCGTTCCGTATCAACAGCTTCACCACCCAGGCGCTGCTGGACCCCACCGGTACTGAATCGGGCACGCTGTTTCAAGCGGTGTACCAGATCCTCAAAGTGGTGAAGGTGCCGGTTTACGTGGTAATCGTGGAGGAGGGCGCCACCCCGGCCGATACAATCAACAATGTGATCGGCGGCAACGACCCGGTCACCGGTCGCAAACTGGGCCTGGCGGCCCTGAGCAGCGTCCCTGAAGACCTGACCATCATCGGCGCTCCAGGTTTTACTGGCACCAAAGCCGTAGCCGGTGAGTTTGCCTCCTTCGGCAAGCGCATCAAGGCCCGTGTGGTACTGGATGGCAAGGACGCTTCGGTGGCCGACCAAGTGACCTACAGCGGCGAGTTGGGCGGTGCAGACTTGGGCTTCGACCGCTGCCTGCTGGTGCACAACATGCCGTCTGTGTACTCCAAGGCGGCGAAGAAAAACGTGTTCCTGTCGCCGTCCTCCCTGGCCATCGCCGCACTGGCCAAGGTCAAACAGTGGGAAAGTCCAGGCAATCAGGTGACCTTCGCCGAAGACGTTTCCCGCGTGGTCGAGTACAACATCCTCGACACCTCCACCGAGGGCGACCTGCTCAATCGCTATGGCGTGAGCTACTACGCCCGCACCATCCTCGGCGGCTTCTCGCTGCTGGGTAACCGTTCCCTCACCGGCAAGTTCATCAGCTACGTCGGCCTGGAAGATGCCATCAGCCGCAAGCTGGTCAAAGCCGGGCAGAAGGCCATGGCCAAGAACCTCACCAAGTCCTTCATGGACCAGGAGGTCAAGCGCATCAACGACTGGTTGCAAACCCTGGTCGCCGACGAAACCATTCCCGGTGGCAGCGTGTACTTGCACCCGGAACTGAACAGTGTCGAGAAGTACAAGAGCGGCACCTGGTACATCGTCATCGACTACGGCCGCTACGCGCCGAACGAACACATGATTTATCAACTCAGTGCCCGCGATGAAATCATCGAGCAGTTCCTGGAGGACGTTCTCTAATGTTTACCAACCGTGTAAGACAGGCCATTGCGGCCACCCTCCAAGGCCTGCCGTTGTCCGCGACGGTGGAAGAGTTCACCCCGCCGACGATCGATTTCGACATGGAGCCCATGTCCGGTGGGCGCTTTATCGCCGAAGAAATGGCCAAGAGCGGCAAGGTGCTCAACGCGACCCTGGTGCTGCAAGGCGCCGGGCCTGAAATCATGCTGGCGCTGGGTGTAAGGCTTGGCGAGGACATCCTGCTCAACGTGCGTGAAGCCGGCCAGGATCAGGACGGCAAGACTTACTTCACCTACCACACGGTCGGCGGCAAGCTGAAGACCCTGACCGAGGCCAAGTTGAAGATGGGCGATAAGGCTACGACCACCTTGGTCCTGTCGTGCCGCACCTACAACCGCCTGGAAAACGGTATTTCGGTGATCGACATCGACGTGCGTACCCAGAAGTTCGTACTCAACGGGGTCGACATTCTTGGCGATGCCCGCCGCGCCGTGCTGATGCCTTAAGCGAGACCGTGATCTGACGTGGGCACGGTCCAAGTGGGCGTCGGCCTTGCCCGCGATGCAGGCGACTCGATTTGTCAGTTGCACCGACCTGATGCCATCGCAGGCAAGCCAGCTCTCACATTGATCGTGCACGCTCTGAGATGTGGCGTTTTTTCAACAACGTTTGACCAAGGAGTTACCCCATGGCCTGGATGCCACCGCTGCATGTCCTGCTGTCTCCGATCACCGCCGATACCGGCGCGTCGATCCAGCAGGTGCAACTCAAGCCGCTGTACTACGCCGCGCAGAAAGACGCGCTGGCCCGGGCCGGTGATGATGAGGACGACCAGTTCTTCGAACTGGCGAAACTCGCCACCGGCCTGTCGGAAAAAGAGCTCGACCAACTCAAACGCCCGGACTACGTGACCATCGCCCAATACGTACACGAGACGTCGACACGTCCCGCGTCGTTTTTCCTCGGTGAGACGGCGGAATCGACCTACGAAGAGCCCGTCCAACTGCTGCTGCCCCTCGACGCGGCGGGCCGTACCTTCACCGAATTGTCCCTGGAAATGCCCGCCCTGCGCGCCACCAAGGCGATGAAAAAACTTGCCACCAACAAAGAGCGCGCCGAGTTCATCACGGCTCACTGCACCGGTTTGATGATTCCCGATCTCGCTGGCCTGACTGTGCCCGACTGGACCGAATTGCAGGAGCGCATCGACGATTTTTTAAATCAACCGGCGGCCTTCTTTCGCAACGCGACATCGAAGTGATCCTCGATGTAGTGCCGCTGGTCTACTCGGTAAATGAAGCGGAGATCCTCGATTGGGATGCCGCCAAAGCTTTGCGCCGCTACGACATCGCGATGACTCGCCTTGGCGTTAAACAGGAGTAAGCGGGATGCAAGACAAGTATTCGCTCGCGTATGCCATGGCCAAGGATGGCCGTGACATTTTCGGTGGCGTAGACGGCGAAAGGGATGCCGATTTCGCCCACCCGGGTGCCCTCGGGCCGAACGCCTCCGTCGATGCAGCAGCGCTGATGCCGCTTTCCGGTACGACTCTGGCACTGGCCACCGCGGGCTTCAAACTTAACGAACTCTCACAAGCGCTGGGCGTATTGCGCGAGAACGTGGATTCCCTTGTAACGTCTTTATCTTTGCTGAAGGCGGCTGATGCGCGTCCAGTGAAAACACAGGAACGTGCCGAAACGACGAAGGTCGCGGAATTTCGATCGACCTATTCTGAAGATCGGCGCCTTACGCGGGAGGCCATGACAGTCGGCGCCGGGCAATCTCTGGACCCGCTTGCAGCGCTGCGATATTCGAATGCCAATCTTTCGTTTGAGACAAAAGATACTTCGCAGAAGTCGATTACGGTGTTGCGGGAGGAGTCCACAGAGAGTGAAAAGCGGCTCTCTAAGACACTTGAGCCTGTGCCGATACTGCTGGAAGAAACGTGGCTGAAAACCAAGGCCGGGGTGATGGACACGGCCAACGATTTCGTCAGCGACTCGCCGACCGTCGCCAAAGCTGCCAAGACCGCTGAAGCTGTTATCTCACCCCTTGTATCCGGGCTTATGTCGGGGTTGGGGGAGACGATCAAGACCCGGGTTGCAGGCAACGTGGTCGATGTGACGCTTGGAAAGTTGCCTTACGTTGGCAAGTTGTTCCAAGACGGTGGCTACGGTAAGGAAAAAGCCACGGGCAAGGAGTGCTGCTGCCCAGGTGCACTGTCTCTCGGTGCCGGTACCGGCGCAGTGCTTGATGCGTCGATGGCAAAGCTGCCAGACACCATTGGCGACACGGTGCGGGACAATGACAAGGCACGCCCTGGGCGTCGACCCAAGCAGCAGCGGGGCAAGTCTCGCTCGCCTGGCAAAGCCGATTCACGTGCAGCCAAGGCGAGCGTCCCCGGCAAGTCGGTTGCGCTCAAATCGCAACCTGCTGCCCCACGGCTTAATGCGATGGGCCAACCGCTGGTACCGTTCGATGCAAAAAAGGCGAGCCAGGCTTCAGTCAAACTCCCAGGCAGTTCGTTTTCCTCCTACACGGCGGCACCTTCAGCAAGCCAGCGCCTGGCTCGACGTTCGGGCAAAGGCCTCGCGGCGAGCGTGTCGGGAGCGCTTGCCAAACTGGAGTCGGTCGGTGGCCGTCGCCTTGGCCCGATGAAATATGTCGACACCGCCATGGTCGTTGCCCAGGGCGTCAGCAATGGCGATGCAAAAGCCATCGGCAGCGGCCTGAGTACAGCCGGTGGCGCTTGGGCAGGAGCCTCTGCCGGCGCGGCGATCGGGACAATGATTTTCCCCGGCGTCGGCACCGCTGTTGGTGGCGCGATTGGTGGCCTGCTTGGCAGTGAAGCCGGCACCTGGCTCGGTGACAAATTGTTCGGCCCAGGCGACCGCCTGCCGCCACCAAGCACAGTGAGCAAGGAACTCAACGCGGCGCGCACGGACAACGTGCAAGTCACCCTCGCGCCGAGCATCCAGATCACTGGCGTGAACCCCGCTGATGCCCAACAGGTGGTCAATCAGGTCATCCAGGCCCTGCAATTCCAATGCATGCCAATGGTTACCGACACCTTGGGCGTTCGGCGCAATGCGGCACTGACCGATTCAGCAGGAGGTGACTGATGCGACAGCAAATGGTACTCGGCGACTTCATTTTTGGTTTGTCCCGAGGGTTTGCCTATGCCTCGCTGGTGCGTACCAGCGATGGCGGCTGGAGTGACCTGTCGATTATTGCCAGCAAATCCCAGTCGCGACAAAGCGGGCAAAAGCTGGAAAAACTCACGTTCAGCGGCACCGCCATGTATGCCATCGGCATGCAGCGCCTGGACGAACTGCGTGCGCTGCAAAATACCCGGGCGCCGTTGACGCTGGTCGATGGCATCGGTCGCAACTGGGGCCTGTGGCGCATCAATACGATCACGGAAACCCAAAGTCATGTGATCGACGATGGCACCGCTATCGTCATGGCCTGGACCCTGGAGCTGGAGGAGTTCGTCAATGCGTAAAGTACGAAGTATTGCCGGTGACTCGGTCAACCTGTTGCTCTATCGCGAGCTGGGACGTTGCGATGACGCGGCCGAAGAAACCCTCTGGCGTGCGAACCCGGACCTGGCCGAATACGGCCCGGTACTGCCGGCCGGCGTATCGGTGGCCGTGCCAGAAATGGCCTCGCGGCCAGCGCCACTGCGGCCTGTTTCGGCCTGGGATTAAGGAGGCGATATGGCACAGGGATTTACCCCGATCGTGGAGTTCTACGGCGCCAACGCGGCGCTGCTCAATCAACGCCTGATGCACTGGAGCCACACCGACGCCGCAGGGATCGAGGCTGACCGGCTCGAACTGACACTGAGTATCGAAGGGCTCGAAGGGCTGCCCAGCCTGAGTGGAAAGATCGGCCTGCGGGTTGGTTATCAAGAGTCGGGACTGGTGGAAAAGGGCGAATTTGTCGTCACCCAGCGAACCCCGGTGCTGTTCCCCATGCGGCTGATGATCGTAGCAACCGCCGCACCCTTCAGCGCTACGGATGCCAGTGGCTATCGCCAGCGTCGATCCGCCAGCTACGGGCCGACCACCCTCGGCGCGTTGTTTCGCCAATTGGTCAGCCGGCACGGCTTTTCACCGCGTGTGGCGCCGGCGCTGGAAGGTATTGCGATTCCTCACATCGACCAGTCCAACGAGAGCGATATGGCATTCATCACCCGCCTGGCTACGCGTTACAGCGCAGTGACCAAACCGATCAACGAGCTGTATGTGTTGGCCGAAGCCGGGCGGGCCAAGTCGCTTTCGGGCCAATTGCTACCGGAAGTGAGATTGTCCGTGACCGCCGACAACCGGCCCGGCGAACAAGCGTTCATCACCGCCAGGCTCGACGAAAAAAACCGCGCCAAATACCAGGGTTGCCGTGTCACTTGGTGGGATGCCGCCGCCGGCAAGCGGCGTGTGGTTCAAGTCGGCAACGCTCCTTTCAAAACCCCGCGCCAACCCTGCCAGAACGAAGATGAGGCCCGTGCCGTGGCCGAAGGCGAACTTCGAAGGGTAGGGCGCGAAGGTTTGAAGTTGCAGATCGATTGCCCGGGCAACCCGCTGCTTGCGGCTGAAGGGTTGCTGTTGCTGGATGAAACCTGGCCTTCGTATATGCAGGGGCAATGGTCGATAAAACAGGTGGTGCATGTCGGCGATCCGGCAACGGGTTATCGCAGTTCGATCACGGCATGTGGGCTGTCGGTGTAGTGACTTTCAAAGGTAAACCCATGGTGATTTCTCTCCCTCAACTGCTTCAAGTGATGCCAGGAGCCCGCTTGAGGGCCGACATGTTCATAACGGCTCTAAATGCAGCGTTGAATCAATATTCAATCAACAGCTTAAAGCGCACCGCTGCCTTCCTCGCCCAAATCGGCCATGAGTCCGGCCAATTTCGCTACGTTCGCGAACTGGGCAGCGATCAATACCTGAGCAAATACGACACTGGCACCCTGGCTGCGCGCTTGGGCAATACCCCCGAAGCCGACGGTGACGGCCAGAGGTATCGAGGGCGTGGGCTTATCCAGATCACGGGGCGCCGCAACTACCTGGCCTGCAGCCAGGCACTGTTCGGGGACGATCGCCTGTTGCGACAACCCGAATTATTGGAGCAACCGCAGTGGGCGTGTGAGTCGGCCGCCTGGTTCTGGCAAAGCAATGGCCTGAACGAATTGGCCGACAACGACCAGTTCACCACCATCACGCGGCGTATCAACGGCGGGCTCAATGGGCTGGAGGACCGTTTGCGCCTGTGGGCGCGTGCCAAGGCGGTGTTATGCGTGTCTTAGGCACGTGCCGCCTGATCGGCATATGCCTGCTGGTGGCTGTTGTCTGGCAGGTGCAGGCGTGGCGATATGGGGCGCGCATTGAACGCTTGTCGGCAACACAGGCGCGGGCTGCCCTGCATCAACAACAGGCCGAACAGGCCAAACGGCAGGCCCTGGAGCAACAGCTCAATGCCAGTGATCAACAACATGCTCGGGAGTTGAGCGATGCGCAACGTAATCAAGCGGCTTTGCGTGACCGCCT